TGCCAATTGCGGTTTACATTTCAGAAGCCAAGCGAATCTATTCTGCAGCGTCAACGGGACTGAAATTGGTTGGTCTCGCCACTTCAGGAGTAGCAATTTTGGCCAGTGGGGCTAAAGTTGCAGAGAAGCTAGAGGGTTGGATCTATGGACCCTACCCCTCGCCAATCGACAATCCAGTCGCGAGAGCCGTCCAACGGCTCATCGTCGACACAACAAGGAGAGATGAGAAAGTCGGATGGTTCCCCCTCGAAGGAATCGGTAAGGTCGAGCCCAGGACTGTGGACAACGGTCATGTGCTCGCTGGAGAAGCACGTGATCATGCCCGTAGGCAGATCACTTCGGCAGTTCAGGGACTGGGCGGTGTCAAGTGGGAGTTGTCTCGTGCGGCAGAGTCAAAGGCTGATGATGGAGAGCCTACGATTCATGTCCACGCGGCCCCTGGTGACCTTCACGCTCGGATCTCTGTTAGCCGCGCGAACTCTAAATCCGTGCTTGTGGGGATTGACACTGACTACTACGTACCTGACATCGGAAATCTTCTTGCCCAAGGCGTCCCAGCCATCTTCTACACCTTCAACCCTGTCGAGGTGTCTGGACGCGACGGTGACTGTCACTTCAGGATTAGCGGAAACACGGTTGATTATGAAGTCGGTGGCGGAGGCAACTGGAAACATCAAGTCTGGGATTGGTGCTCTGCTGGTGAGTATTTGCGTCTTGACGCTTCACATCGCTCCCTGGCTGACCGCATTCTTTCTTACCTTGGTGTTCGTCATGTTGCTTATGTTAAGATACACCACGCCCGCCCCTTCCCCGACCTCCCGAACCGCGCGATCGTATGGACGGTTCCCCAGTACTCTTGCTACGAATTCGGCTGGATCGCCAGCGAGATCAATGCTCGAGAACTGAAGCGAGTTGAATACCAATCCAAGGTTCGCCCGGGGTGGAATGTTCTTGTGAGTTCGTCTTCCGACGGATCCCACACCATTTCCCTCGGACGCGAAGGTGAAGACGCTAGTATGTCTATGTCAAAACCGGCCTATGATATTCTGATGGCATTGAAGAGCAGCCAGTCCGTTAACACCCGGATGCTGGCAATCAACAAAAACGTTGATCCCCTCCACCTTGCTCTAATATCCCAGCATCATGCCGGCACAACCACACCGATCGATAATCCCTCCCGGATCGGACGCCCATCCGCGGTGTCCGTCCACTGGCCAGCCAACAGTTTGGCCGACGCCCCTGAGGTTAGTTTCAGAAGTTATGGCCCTCAGATCATCGACAAGACGGCAATGGCACCGATGACGAAACGTTTCGAGTCTCTTTCCAACTCGCTCGATACGCGTGTGGAGTTTGTCACCAACCACTCCACCCCTGACCGGTTCGTGCAACAATACGCCGAGGAGTTCGTCAAGCTTGTCGTCCCCACGCCTGGCGTGGGTGTCCCATTGACCCCTGAGGAAGCAGCGGAACGTCTGGATAAACCCTCGCAGGTGTTGGCAGTCAAAACGATTTGGGAGACGGTAGACGCCGAACCCCGCAAACTCATCGAGGCTTTCCTCAAGAAGGAACCCTGCAACAAGAACGGCCGCATCATTTCATCATTCGCAGACATGCGTTACCTGCTCCAACTGTCAATGTACACGTTGAGATTCCGTGACGAAGTCTTGCATGCCGAACATTGCGATCCCTGGTTCATCCCGGGTAGGACACCGTCCGAGATTGCAGATCGGTTGCAGGAATACGTTGCCGAACTTGGCGGTGACGTCGTCGAGGGGGATTACTCTAACTTCGACGGCACTGTCTCGGCTTGGTTGCAACGCAATGTGATGAATGCAGTGATGCTGCGTTACTTCGGTAACGATCCACGCTTGCGTGAGATGCTGGCAATGCTCGTCAACTGCCCCAGCAGGGCTAAAAGCTTTGACTTCCGGTATGAATCCGGAGTTGGGGTCAAGAGCGGTTCTCCGACCACTTGCGACCTAAACACCGTGCTGAACGCTTTCCTGATGTATGCTTCGGTCCGATCGACTCTGAGGGATTTAACCCCCGAAGAGGCGTTCCGTAGCATCGGTCTGGCGTTCGGCGATGACTCCGTATTCGACCGACGATACCGAAAAGCCTTCACTAAAATCGCGAAAGCAGTCGGCATGAAGCTGAAAGTTGAGGTTTGCACGGCGGAACGAGGAGTCACTTTCCTTGGCCGCGTCTTCCCCAATATCCTTGAGACTACAACATCGTTCCAAGATCCCCTACGTACCTGGATGAAACTCCACCTCACCGGTCGGGACCCCAACATCCCATTAGCCGATGCAGCCGTGGACCGCGTTGAGGGTTACCTCGTCACGGATGAGTACACCCCCGTCACCGCGGCCTATTGCCGAGCTGTGAAGAGGCATTACCAGGATAAGACCACGGCTGGGCGTGCCCAACGACGCTCAGCAGGGACGGAAAAACCGTACTGGTTAACGGTCGGCGGCAGTTGGCCTCAGGACCCTGAAGATCGGGACCTGATGTTACAATGCCTGTCGGCCCGCACCGGTATCGACGTCGATGTACTGTTGGCCACAGAAGTCCAGTTTGACACCACCAACGACTTCTTTGGCGTTAGGCCCATGCCCGCAGAAAATGAACCAGGACCTGGAGACTCGGTCGATGGTGAAGGCAGGTGTGGCCCAGTGGACCCACGTTTAGATCAACGTCAACAAGAAAATGTCAACGCTCGAGGCGCTAGCATTGGAGGGTGTCGGAACGCCGTTCGGGGCTGTGGCCCGGCTGCCGGCAACGATGGCCAGGGAGTTTCAGACCCTGATGGCAACCCTACCCCCCCAAAGCCGTCATCCAACGGTGCGCAGCGACATCTTGGCATTCCAGGACCATCTCTCGGCGACGCACGCAAAAACGTCGCGCGCGGTGACAGCGCTCCTGTCCAAACCTCTCGTGGCGGCATGGCTCCGCGGCGAGGAAAAGGCAGAGGAGGTGGCAACCCCCGAGTCGCTACAAACGGAAATCGAGGCGCAGCAGGCCAGGCTCAGTGAGCTTACGGCCAAACTCGCCAACCTGGGCGATACGAACCCCCAGGCGCCGGTTCAACCGGCGGAGTAATAGTTCGTAGGTGGTGAAGTTGGAGTGTTG